AATCTACCAGCGGTTGTTGTTCCTACTTGGCAACCTGTAACCGCTGAACCATAAATGGTACGAACAACTTCACGGTTAATTTCAGCAAGAATTTCAGCTGACAGGATATTTGACAATTCTGTTTCTGCGTCAAGACCATGAACTGCTTTCAAATCTTGTGCAAGTTCGATTGAGTATTCTGCTTTCAGAGCACGTGTTCTTGCTGTAACAGTTACTTTCTCGATTGAGAATGCCATTTCTTGGAATGTCAAATCTTCAGCAGTAGCAGTTGTCATTGCTGTGCAAGCAGAAGCATTACCAACAAATGTGTTACTTGATAGTGCACCAACTGCAAGTGAAGTCTGAGCACCTCTGATACCACCAAAACCAGTGTTGGCTTCATTGTAGAACGCTTCGATACCAGTTCCTGAAGATGCTACGTTAGCTGCTGAGTATGATGAACGCATTGCGAAAATCAGACCAGTTGGACCTGTCATTGGTTGAACACCGCAAATGTCATAGGCAATCAGATTTGGCAGTGAACGACGAACAAGGCTGATCAGAATTGGGTCAAAACCGGCAACTGGACCTGTTGCATCTGCTGAACCACCATAACCACCAGTGCCGGCAGCGTTAGCTGGAGTGGCTTCATGAAGAATCATGCCTGACTTACGCATTTCTTCAAATTGGTTTTCGAGAACAACAGCTGTTACAGCTTTACGATATGGATCTTTAATTGGGGCCAGATCGGGATGATCAAGAACTGTTTCCCATTTTTTTTGTAGTCCTTCTGATAAATACATAGAGTTTCTCCTTTTTTATATTACATTTTTGATTTTGAAATTGCTTTAGACACGGCGGCAACAAATGGATCGTTAGATTGAATTTGTTTATCGTCTGTCTCTACTTCTTCATGTAGTTGACTTTGGGTTGCTTTTTTCATACCCGATGGGAAGTAATTCTCACGTAGTGTTTCAAGTTTTTCTTGGTATTCTTCCTCTGTGGAGAACTCTACACCCTCTGCGAGTGATTTAACTTTTTCAACTTGAGTTTCTGTGAGACCTTCACTAACTACACGAACGATTTCGTTTTTGCATGATTCAATAAGTGCTTTTTTATAATCAACACCGCGTTGGATTTCTTCATCAAGTTTGCTTTCGAGTTCTTCAACTTTACCAGCAAGCTCGTCAACTAGGTCTACTTTATCTGATGGAACATCAATGTAATGTTCTGCAAACAGATTACGGAGACCAGAAATAAAATCTTCTGTCAGTTCTGAACGAAGCCCTGACTCGATAGCAATTTCGTTATCAGCCATCCATTGTTCAACAACGTATGATAAGTAATCATCGACTTTTTCTGTCAAATCATCACGGATTTCATTAACGGCTTCTTCAAGCATACCTGCGTATCTTGTTTCAATTTCTTCTTCAATTTGTGTAACACGGTCAATAACACGTGCTTCAAAAATTGTTGAAGCTTTTGATTTGAAATCTTCTGAGATTGTTTGATCATCAGAGAACATTGAATCAACATCATCTCTGATGCTTTCTTTCCAAGAAACTTCTAAATCTTCTTCTGAAATTACATCGTCTTCAAATTGTTCTTCTTCACCAATAGTTTTTTTGCCGCCTACAGGTTTATTCTGTGTATCTGCTGAAGCTGATGATGCTTTAGTTTTTGGAGGTTGAGCTTGTTTAGCAGAATTATCTTTCATATCATAATCTTGGTAAGGATCTTCTCCTACACGATCTTCACCTTCATATGGTTTATTTGTTGGACCACCTAAAAGTTTTGCATCAGGTGCAGCTTTTTGCATTGGCATGGCTGGAGCAGCTTTTTTGCTTGATGCAAGTATATCCGCTGCAGCTTCCATAAGTTTGTTTGTTGCCATTAGTAATCTCCTTATGATTTCTTATTTATAAAAATTAAAGTTTCGATAGGTAATTTTCGAACAATTTGAGTGCAACTTCTTCAATTTGTCTGGAAGATGCATTTTTAATTTGTCTTTTGGCTCTGTCAAAGTCAGCTTCAACAAATTTTCCTTCGACAAACATCCATTCACGGTTTTCCATGATGCCATTAACAAAAGCTCCTGGTGCGGATGGATCAGCAACAATATCTGCTGCTGTTGCTAATTTCAAATCATCTTGAACGAGATTATATCCTTCCCTTGTTTGCACCACAGAACCTAGGGCTCTTGAAGAGACACCAATACTTACATCATTTTCGATGAAATTCTTTACTATTTGCCCATATGGTGTTTCCAATATTAAAGCTTTACCACAAAAAGTATTTCCGTTCTCTACAAGAGAAACTATTTTATGTGATACTCTTTCAAGATTGATTGATGGTGTGTCTGGATGCCCAAGTTCACCTAATGCACGATTGCTTTTTATGTATTCTTCATTATAACGATTAACTTCTTTGCGAAGTGTTTTCATTTCATATAGACGATTGTTTTTATTGATTGTATCACCTACAAGAAATATACCTTCGATGTATAAACTTTTCTTACCATTTTCCGAAGTTTCAGTTAGGTATTTTACGTTTTCTACGGTTTCTCTAATGAGTTTCATATGTATTATCCTATTAACGGAGTTGCGTATGTTGTTTCTTTTGAAACTTCAATTAGACATGAACCACCGGTTGCAATAACAACTGATAAGTTTGCTGTAGATGCAGCAACCGAATTTGTGTTTGATAAACTGTAACCCCAATCATCAAAACGAATTTCACCTGTATTGTGAAGTGAGATCATATTATTACCTGATCGAGAAATGACAATGCTTCCGTTTGTTGACCAGAATAATCGTTTTATACTGAATGAATTGACAGTTTCATTCAAGACGTTTGAAGATAAATTGGCTGCTACTACGGTTGTTGTTCCAGGACCATCAACACGTATAATTGATGGAGCCTTTTGTCTATTTACTATCTCGTATGCCATGTTATTTTATTCCCATAGATTGACGCCGGCGCATTGACATTCTTCTCTTCATTAACGACCGACGTAGTTTTGATCTTCTTGTTGTTTTCCAAGCACGTTTTAACATTCGTGCTTTATGTAATCTTTGTGTAGCTGATATTCTTTTGACCGTATTACCAGAAATTCTATAACCTTTAATTGCAGAACGTCTTTTATTTTTCTGAACAATTATTCTACCTTTTGTATTTCTTCTAATTCTACGACGTATTTTTTGTATACGACCCATCTTAACAATATTTACACTCTTCCTAACAGCCTCTTCAAGGTCTTCAACTTCACACATTTCTTCAGCAACATATTTCTTTGCCTCATGCAAACGTTTTGATACAATCTCATTCAGACGAGAATAAATTTCATTTTTAGCCTCGGCTAGTTTATTCTCAGAAAGATATTGTATTAAATTCATTTTACATGTTTGAAAGCAAAAGCAGATGCCTTCATAAAGTGTTCAGGTGATTTATGAACCATTGCTGCAAACTTCTTCTTGTTCTCATCATTCAATGCATTATGCACCTGTGTTATTGCTGATGCAGTATATCCATCAACTTTGCTTGATTTACCATTACCAAATTTAACTGATGCTGCCGTTCTATCTTTGACGATTTTATAGAGTTGATCCATAACGGCTTCATTGATTTCTGTTTCCTCTGATTGTAAAGGTTGCCCTATACCACCAGAACCATACGGTAATGAAAAGTAACGATCCAGTTTATTGTTGTAATAAAGAGCAACTTTTGTTTTATCTGGATATAACCTAATTGCTTTTCTTCTCAATAGTAACATGAATGGTGGATCGTTAGATTGATCGTTTGCATCTTCTTTTATATCGGTATCAAATTCCAATTCTTCATGAACTGCGTGTCGAGCCTGAGAAAAAATTTGTTTGTTATTAGAAATCAAATCAACCATACGATTAAACATATTTTGAAGAATTGCACGGTCTGAATTATTAAAGACAGGCTTTTCCTCTCTCATTTTATCTAAAATTCGATGAATACGTTGCATCTGGGCTTTGTTTGCAAGCCCAGCGCGAACTAAAACATCAAATTTTGAATAATCTGATTGTTCTTCTTCGAGAAGAGGTGGTTTGAATTCTGATAATGATTTCATTTAGTATCCAAATTATTAACTGTCATGTTTAGATTTCATCTTACCAGTTGCTGG